GATGTAAAATAAGCAATAGGAATATCTTATACATAGCATAGATGATTTGAGAAATGTAAAGAAACAATCTTGTAATTTTAGAAAATGAAAAAAATGTGCTTTACCTGTTGAAAATTCTGACGATGCCTATTATAATATAATAGCTTTGAGATAAAGCACATAGTTGCCGACATAGTATAGTGGTAATACAGAGCAATGGTAATGCTCAGCGCGCAGTTCAATTCTGCGTGTCGGCACCATAGAAAAATAAAGCCTTTAAATAAAGGCTTTTTTTATGATTCATTCATTACTTGGTGTAAATTTGGTGTAAATTCACAATGTATTTAGTTTATCAACCATCTTTGATTGAGCATCTTGAAACCAATGTCCATAAACATTATTTACCATTTCAACGGTATGCCCTAAACGTTTTGATATGTCGAAAGGGTTAAAACCAAGGCTTATCAATAAAGACACGTGAGAGTGGCGCAAATCGTGAATGCGTATCCGTTTAACCCCAGCTTCTTTTATCCATCTATCTTTTTTTATTCTAATTGAGTTTTCGTCGAGCGGTTTGTCAAAATAAAACAACAATTTATTATTATCAAAGCCTATAATCTTTTTTTGATTTTGATATAAGTCTAATACCGCATTAAAGCAGTGATTTGGCATAATTACGGTTCTGTAACTGTTTTGAGTTTTTGGAGGCGTAAATTGATGCGTGTGCTTGGTGTAAGATTTATTTACTATAATTGTCTTTTTATCCATATCAATGTCACTCCACTTTAACGCTAATGCTTCACCGATTCTTAAACCACACCAATATAAAACATCGAATAAAGCCACATATATGTGTTCATCAACAACTTTAATAAATTCATTAAACTCAGATGGTTGCCAAAAATTAATCTCTTTTTTGTGTTGATCTTTGAACATGACATTTTCAAATAAATGCAATCTGTAGTCTTTCGTGTAACCGTATTTATCACCATATTTAAAAACAGCTTTTAAATACACTTGTATTTTTTTTAAAGTTGCATTACTGTAATGTTCGCCGTTTGATTGTTCTTCTTTTAATAAATTTGTTTGAAACATTTCGATCGTACGCAAAGAAATAGATTTAATTTTTAGTTCTTTCCAGTAGGGCAAGATATGCTTTTCAAATGTCTTTGTAATCTCATAATAAGATCTTTCTTTTAAAACATCTTTTTTAGAGTTAATATATAAAACATACAAATCATAAAAGGTTAAATCATTATCAATTTCTGTTTTAGCTTTTAGCAAAAAAGTATGTTCCCATTCTTTTGCTTCTTCTGCTGTAGAAAACCCTCTTTTGTGATAACGGTGCGATATACCATTCAAGTCAACATAACTTCCTTCGCATTTGTATGTCACCTTTTTAACCATCTTATCTTTATTCTTTTTATTTCTGACCATTCGTTCATCTTTTTTAACAGCCATTGTCATACCCTCCTTTTTATGGTAAAATGGGTACAGAAAAAGTGTAGACTCAGCAAGTCACATTTTTCTGTAGACACTCACTGGATGCCGCCGGTGGGTGTTTTTTTTTATAATTCTAATAATTGTTTCTTTTTAACTTCAAATTCTTCTTGGGATATGATTCCCATATCTAACAATTCTTTTGCTTTCTTTAATTCTTCATAAGGATCATTACTGTTTTGTTGTATCTGCTGAGTTTCACTGTTATCACATTGAGAAAAAATCAAATTCAAGCATGCTATAGTATTTCTAGCTTGGCTCAAAGCATTTGTGTATCTAGTGCTTTTTGTTTTGGTTTCATTAGTAAGGTATGAAATCATTATACTTGGAAAACAGAAGTTAGTTGTACTAATCTGTAATGCCATCATATCTATAGATTTCCTAGTTTTTCGCTTTGCTGTTAAACTTCCAAATAAGCCACCTACTGGTCCGGCTAAAACATCACCGGCAATAGCTCTTCCTAATCCTCCACTTTCCACTGATACATCATTTTCAAGTAAGTTATAATCTCTAATTTCGTCATATCTAAAAATTATATCACCAGGCTTTAAGGCCATTTCAACCGCGATAGATGCACCTAACGTGTACATCGCTAAAACACCCTTACCGAGTAATTTCATAGCGTTGTTTTTCTTTATGTTCGAACTAGCATTATTGAACTTAAGAAGTTTATTTACTTCATCAATTTCAATATCTCCCATTTTTTGAGTAGAAACAAACACTTTTCGAAGTTCTTCTTGGTTAACTTTAAATTCTTCTTTCTTTTGCTGGGCTAATTCAGCATCAGCTTTTTTAGCTTCGATCGAATCGTTAATACTGTTTTTAACACCTTTAACCCTGTCTTTAGTGACTGTTCCAAGCCCGTTTTCTTTTACTTCATTTTTAAAATTTGCAACACTTTCAGCTTTCTTTTTGAGCTTAGCATTTACATCAAAAATACCCATAACTTTCTTCCTCCTTGATATGTAAATACGTATTTACCTTTTACTAATAACTAATGCTAATTTGCCAACTATTCTAAAGCATGTATTTTCTACATCAACGATAATTGGGTCATATTTTTCGTTGGCTGGCAATAACATGATTAAGCCTTGCTCGGATTTTCTAATCCTTTTACATACGGCCTCTTCATTATCGATGCAAAACGCTCCGATACTGCCGTTATCAAGCACGTTAGTTTTTTCAAATACTAACAAGTCGCCGTCATTTATTCCTGCACCTATCATACTATCACCTTTTGCGTAATTGGCAAAGTATTCTTTATTAGGTTTTAGGATGGTATCCGGTAAAGATATATATTCAATAATATCTTCATCCACAAAACCACCTGTACCACATGATAGGCGGGCAAATAAAGGCATCTGTATTTGATGCTCTTTTTTTTCTGGCTTGTCAATTACTTTCTCATTTTCTTCACCTAATAGATAACTAATAGGTACGTTAAAATAATCAGCTAATATTTTCATGTTTTTGAATTTTGGTTTGCTTCTTTTTTTCTTCCAATCAGTTAAAGAAGATGTTGGTATGCCAGTATCTTTGGAGACACGATATGCTGTGATACCACGTTCTTTTAACAGTTTTTCAAATATTTCATACATAGGTTACCTCACTTTTTGAAATATCTCGGAAAACATAGCTAAAACACCTTGACATAACTAGCATACGCGTGATAGTATATACACGTACCTAGTAAATCCTAGGTAACTAAGCGATATGAGATATAGATTTTTATTTGACACATAAAATATATCACATTTCCGTAATAGTTACAATAGGTTTAGTTAAAGGAGGTGAACGTTTTGTACGAAAAGTTTGAGGCTTTAATAAAAGATAGAGGTATTACACCTTATCGAGTATCCAAGGATACAGGCATACCAACATCCACATTGAGCGATTGGAAGAATGGCCGTAGCAATCCTAAAGCCGATAAGCTCAAAATCTTAGCCAATTACTTTGGCGTAGATATCAAAGATTTGTTATGAAAGGAGAGTGAAATTATGAATGAAGTATATTTAAACAAAAATGGCAGGCTGTTTGTTAATGGTAATGAGATAAAAGATGTTATATCTGTTGCAAGTAAAACAGATTATGAAGGTACAAAAATCGTGATTGAAATTGATGGTAATTTTACAAGCGATTATCAAAACGATAAAGAATACAACCGTTTTATGATACAACCGTTTTATGAATGCAACATAAGGAGTTGAAAACATGAGGCAAAAATATCGAAACGATATCAATATCGAGCGCGAAATGATATTGCATAAGATTTATTTAACAAAAACAGATGTTAGAAACTTCATGCATTGGGGCAATAAAAAAGCAAATAGTTTATTTGAGGCGTGCAGGCAAAAATGCATTGATGAAGGTAAGACAAACCTAGAAGGCAAGATATATTACAAGCATCTATTACAACTTACTGGAATAAATGAGAGTGATATCACACGCATGGCAAATCAAGAACGCAAAATAAAAGACACTCCGTCGTCTGGAAAACAAGTGAGTGTCTAACGTCGAACCCTTATATATAAGTTCATATAAATTATAAGGGAATCAACGGTAAAAAGCAAGGGAGTAAAGATATGAAGAATTATGCTCAAGAAAAAGAATATTTGTTAAATGTTGAATTACCTGTATTGATAACGCGCATCATTTGCTTATCGGGAGGGAATTTTTCTAACAAACAAATATTATTAAAAAACTATGATGAAATTAAAATAATTGTGGACGATTCTGCAAAAAAAGCAATAGAATCACAATTGACTTTGTATGGCGGCAGTAATAAGACTGGCGACAACAGATGAAGCTATGTTTGCTAAGGCATTTAAAGAAGTAGAACCAACTTGTTTGGCTATTTCTTTAGTTTTATTCCATGTTGTATCATTGTGGATATTTTTTAAAAATTCATGACCATATGGAGTAATGTCTAAAATAGCAGAAGAATAATTAACAGTATCAAATTGGCGTGTTTCTATATAGCCATATTCATCTAATTGTTTAATGCTATATAACACATCAGATTTTTTGTATTTGGTAAGTTTATCAGGCAATTTTGATGAATAAATAGGATTTATCAGTCCTTTATCATCCATAAGTTGATTTTCTTCTAAATATAGCAATACAGAACGAACGCAATCAGGATTTAATTTCATTTTATCTACCCTTTCTTTATTACATAATCATATCACATATCTATCTGAAAGGAGATAACAAATGGAATTACAAAAGTTTAATCATCAAAATACTATTACCAGTATGGAAGTAGCAGAGATGATTGAAAGGCAACATAACGAATTATTAAAAACAATTCGTCAATATATCAATTATTTAGCCGAGGGTGAAATTCCCCACGGCGATTTCTTCATTGAAAGCACATACTATGATGCAAATCACCAAGAGCGCCCATGTTACAACATTACCAAAAAAGGTTGTGACATGATAGCCAATAAGCTAACCGGAGCAAAAGGAACAATATTCACCGCTTTATATGTTAAACGTTTTGAAGAAATGGAACAAACATTGTTGAATGGAATTTCTCCGGAACTTCAAGCAATAATCATGCAGGATAAAAAGTTAGTGCAACATGATGAACGTATTAAAGCGTTAGAGGAAACAAAATACATAAGTCCTTTACAAAAGAAAGAATTAACAAAAATGATTAATGAATTAGTCATTAAAGCATGCGGTGGTAAAGATACACAGGCATATAAAAAAGTAAGCAAGAAATTATATTCAAGTCTGAATCATAAAGTGTTTGAGAAATTCAGTATTTCTCAACGTGCAGAAATACCCTTCATTAAATATGATGAAGCAGTCGAATTTATCTCTAATTGGTATCCTGATTTCGACCAAAAAATAGAAATCAAGAAATTAAATGAGGAATCATCATGAAGAGATTTAAATTATGGCTACAAATCACCTATGGCATAGCGTGGCGAATGATCGTACTGCTACTAGCTTATATAGGAGCAGTAGAGCTGTACTTCACGCTAAGGTGACATTATGCCAGCTAAAGGACCGGATGAGTATTACAACGACGAAGACTTGACGCTAGAAGAATTAGCAGATATCAAAGCACTCCATGATGAGCAAGAGTGGAGAGAAAGGATAGAAGATGAAAACAACAGCTGAATTATTAGGAGAGCTTATGCAAGTTGCATACGAATGTAAGAAACATGATATTTTTGTTAAGTATTCACCTCACGTGCAATCGATTTGGGTAGATATTCATTTAAATGGATGGACAAATAATAAAGTCGCCATTGAATCATATATCATTTATCTAGATGAAAAAATGGCAAATGAAAAGTTAAAGGCATTGACTGGATACATCAAGCATTTAAATAAGGAGGGAAAATAAATGAACGAATTAACAAAACCTACAACATTAGTCGTGCCAGCAAAATGCGACTGTGATTTTACGAAAACCGATTTAGAGATTGATGAGCTTGAAAAACGCTATAAGAATCTGTTTGCTACTGACGAAAACAAGAAAGATATCAAATCAATCTGCGCTGAACTCAACAAGGTCAAAAAAGCCTTGTCAGACGCAGGGATCAAAACGGAAAAGGAAGCCACTGCTGAAATCAAAGCGTTTAGAACAGAGCTAAAGAAGCGAACAGACCGTATCGAAAGTATCAGAACACCACTATGGGAGCAAGTGAAACCACATCCCAAGTCTGAACCAAAGAAAGTAAGTGTTCCTGTAAAAGTTTGTTATCTGTTTGAGGGCGATAGCAATTACATATCTGAAATGATTGCGGCTGCAGAATTTAACGGTATTAAAGTAACGGAGGTTGAACTGAATGGATAAAGTGTCAATACAAGATATTGTAGGCGGCGAGAAAACTAAAGAAAGTTTTAATAACTTATCTTTAAACAAAAAAATGATAGAAGCACGCTTACTTTTATCTGATTTGAAACAGTCAGGCAAGAATGACCACTCTAAATACAATTATTTTGAATTAAGTGACATAATACCAAAAATAAATGAAATAAATAAAGATTTAGGAATTTTTACTATTGTATCATTTGATAGAGAGTTGGCATATCTAACTATCATAAATCTGGATGATGAAGAAGATAAAATCGTAATAACATCACCTATGGCCGGAGCAAAACTTCCTGCGTGTCATGAAATTCAAAATTTAGGAGCAGTAGAAACATATCAACGTAGGTATTTATATATGATTGCATATGAAATTACAGAACCCGATAAATTAGAAAATAATGCAGTTGATGCTAGATCACAAAAAAGTAAAGAAGAAACTTTAAATGATCTAAGTGCTGAGTGGAGTAAGTTAAGAACAAAACTTAAAGAATTAGGAAAAGATGTGCATAACCCTAAGACAGATAAATATATTTGTGCAAAAGCCGAAGTTATCACACAAGATTTAGAAAAGCTTGATATTGATGATTTAAAATCATTAGTAAATACATATCGAGAAATGATTGCAACACTAACTGGTGGTAAAGGATAATGGTTAAATCAATAATGCAAACTGATAAGGAGTGCTATATTACGCACTCCCGTATAAACCTGCATAAGCATCATATATTTTATGGCACAGCAAACCGTAAGAAGTCTGAAAAATGGGGATGTTGGGTTTACTTAACAGCTGAATATCATAACATGTCAGATTATGGTGTACATTTCGATAAAGATTTGGACTTACGTCTAAAGAGAGAGTGTCAAGAACGATTTGAGGCATTATATGGACACGATATGTTTATGATGGTATTTCATCGTAATTATTTATGAGGTTTTTATGGCAAAAACAAAGATAGTAGCTAATTATCTACGCAAAGCAATCAATGAGGATGGAAACCTTGAAGTAACGTTTGAAGTTTCTAACTATCATTACAAACGATACTGCCAAGACTTACAAAAAAAGCCATACACCTTAGAGATTGCTGAGGTCAAAAACAAACGCAGCATCAATCAAAATAATTATCTTTGGGCGCTGATCCATGAGATAACACAGAACCCAAACGCATCTAGTAATGATGATTGGGAAATGTATTGCATATTGCTGTCACTAGCTAACGCTAAGTTTGAGTACATTACATGCCTTGCAGATGCATTAGAAACACTAAAACAAGAGGTGAGGGCATTACAGGTACTCGGTTATGAAAACCGCGAGAACGGTACCAGATGGGCACGGTGCAAGGTGTTTATAGGCTCTAGCAAAATGAACAAAGAAGAGATGGGAAAGTTGATAGATAAAACCCTATGGTATGCCGAGCAATTAGGCATAGATACAGTTTATTATCGTGACATGTTAGTATGATTAACTATCCAAACGGACGCAAGTATGTATCAACACAAACACCGCCCATAAAGCCTAGAAAGAGCAAATATGGAGCTGTTAAAACAGAGATAGATGGCATCACATTTGACAGCAAGCATGAGGCATCACGTTATCGAGAATTATGGTTACTAGAGCAGGCAGGGGAAATAACCAATCTCCGCTTGCAGGTACCGTTTGAGTTGATACCAAAGAGCAATTATGGTATGCCGATTAGATACATAGCAGACTTTACGTATAACGACCGAAACGGTCAACTGGTAGTGGAGGATGCTAAGGGTGTAAAAACTCCCGTATACCGACTAAAAAAGCGAATGATGGCAGAAAAATACGACATCTATATAAAGGAGACGTGAAATATGGATAAGAGAACTTTAGACAAGGCGATGGAATTGGACGGAGAAATCCGTAAGATTAAGAGAATGCTAGAGAGCAAAATATTTTATATTTGGAATGGTGAGAATGGCTATCATAACGATCGCGGTCATTACACAACAGAGGAAATTGATGCGATGTTACGGGAAATATTAATAGCTGAATTAGAGTGGAAGAAAAAGGAGTTTGCAGAATTGTAGGAGGTGTAGACATGAAGTGGGAAGAAATGAAAAATATCGTAGAGCAATGTGTGCCAGAAAATTTGCTCAAAGAGTATACGATAAGCATTGAAATAAGCAACGCGAGTGCTGGTACGAATGAAACTCGCATTGAGATTGACAACAGCAAAAGTGAGATTTTTGTAACGGAAAATTAACAGATTGAGGTGGTAATTTGGCAGAAAACAAACGCTATTACTGGTTGCAGTTAAAGGAGAACTTCTTTAAGCAGCCACGTATCAAAAAATTAAGACGTATGGCTGGTGGTGATACTTATACAATCATTTATCTAAAGATGCAATTATTAAGCTTACAGAATGGCGGAAAATTGGTGTATGAAGGAATTGAAGATGATTTTGTAAATGAGTTGGCATTGAACATTGATGAGAAAGAAGAAGATATTCAAATGACTGTTATGTATTTAACTCAACAAGGTTTGCTAATCGAAGGAAAAGATGATGAATTTTCTCTACCGGAAACCATAAATGCAATTGGTTCAGAAACAGCTAGCACCATACGGTCAAGAAAGAGTAGGACATCGAAATCGTTGCAATGCAACACAAACGCAACACTGTTGCAACACGATGCAACAAAATGCAACGGAGATATAGATATAGAGATAGATATACATAAAGATATAAATAATACTTCTGTCAGAGCTAAAACCTCTGACACGACGCAGGAATCCCCAATCATAACGCTGACTCTTAATGACAAAAGCGAATACGGTGTAGATAGAATACAGGTGCATGAATGGCAAGAGTTATATCCAGCCGTAGACGTAGTGCAAGAGTTGAGAAAGATGAAAGGATGGCTTAATGCGAATCCACAGAAAAGAAAAACACGTAGAGGTATATCTAGATTTATAAACGGGTGGCTATCTAGAGAACAGGATAAAGGACATCAATATGTATCAAAGCCAAAGACATTACCCGAATGGTATGAGAATCAAGATTATGTGGAAACAGGAATAAGCTGCATGGTAGATGACGATAAAATAAGATCCATGATGGAAAAGCTGAAAGGAGAGCAGCAATGAAACAAAGAACGTATGAGCTCATGTGTAAGCGCATGAAAGCGCAAGGTATCACATTGAGCGAATTAACAAAAGAAGTAAATAAAACAGCACATGTATGCGAGCAAGAAATGATCAATTACATGCTTGCACCAGAAGAAATGCCGGATGAGGTCGAAACAGCGTTGAAAGATATATTTACGCTGCATGACTTATCATGACTACCTATAATCAGGTAATAGATATTATCATCCAAAAGAAAGATAAGAATGATATATCTACTAGAACATTATCTAAGATGGTTGGTTGTAGTTATGTAACTATGTGCAATTATCTGAGTGGTAGATCATACATGCCTGCCGATATACTATTAGCATCATTGATATCAGTAGGATGTAAATTGGAGGTGAAATGATGTTTGCGGAAGAATTGATAAAGGAAAAGAATCCGGCTGTTATACGTATTGGAAAATATCTTGAAGAAAGAGCAAAATCTGATCCATCTTTTGAAAAAATTTTGCATAAAGAAAATAAATCGCTAAATGAATGTTTCCAATACATCATTAATGAAGCAAAAAAACAAGCAAAAAGTAATTGTGCATGTATAGATGATGATACTGTATTCGGATGGGCAGTGCATTATTACGATGAGGATGATATCAAAATAAAGACTACCAATATTACCAAAGTGATATCACACGAACAAGAGCAACCTAAAATCATCAAGACACAGCCATCAGACACTCCTAAGCTATCAAAGAAAGAAAAAGTAACAAATACCCGCAAAAAGAAAACAGACCCTGTGGAAGGTCAAATTAGCTTATTTTAGAGGTGTATCATGGAAAAGAAAAAAGAATACAAAGAAATAGAACTTTTAAAAGCAGCGAAGTTACGGACATATACAGTTGACACATTTAAGCGATTTTGGACATATGAGGATGATTATGCAAGCAAAAAAGCAAGAATTGTAAATGCAAATTATATAGTCGTATACAGCTTATGGCATAAAAGGCTATTGTCCAGAGTGTTCTATTTTGAAGAAAAAATGAAATATAAAAAAATTACGCGAGTGTTGTTTGAAGTTCAAAGGCAAGTAGCAGGAATGAGTATTAAAATCACACAGCGTGTATATAATAGTACGTTCGTGGGATTTAAGGTGTGGACAGGAGAAGATGAAAAGGGTTGGATGATGTCTAATATTAATAGCTATCAGTTGTATGGAATACGCGATAACTGGAGTGGACGAGATATAATCAGCTTCTATGAATATAATGATCCTTTTAAGTATTTAAACAAGAGTATCCATAAATACTGCGCATATAATCTTTTTCCGACAGAAGACAAAGAATATAATCACATGTTTGAATACTTACTGAAATATGAAAAACACCCTCAATTAGAGATGCTGTTAAAAATGGGACTATCTCACTTAACATATGATTTAACACCAATTCGTTGGAGTAAAAAAGGCATTGCAATGCTTGGAATAACGAAACAAGAATTACATTATTTACAGGCAGGAATCAATTTAAGAGCATACCGAAAAGTAAGAGAACAATGTTTGAAATATAAATTTTCGGTGAAAGAGGCAAAAAAGGCATATGATTTTAAAAAAAGTAAATGTCAATTAGAATTTAGTGCCAAGTTAATTAGATATTTAACAGCTCAAGATATTGACATTGATATGTATGCTGATCATATGCGAATGAAAGAAGAGTTAGGATTACCTGATGAAAATAAATATCTATTTCCTGAAGATTTTGGAGCGATGCACGAAGAATTATCAAATAGGATTAAAACAAAAAAATCAAAAGAACTAGCCAAAATGATGTTGGAGATGACTAAAAAGGCTTCTAAATTATGCATAAGTGATGATACATATAAAATTGTAGTATTAACAACACCTGATGATTTAATCAAAGAAGGAAAACAAATGCATCACTGTGTTGGAAGTTACGCAGAAAGAGTGGCGAGAGGAAATTGCATTATTTATTCTGTTAGAAATAATGAAAATCCTTCTCAACCTCTAGCAACAATAGAGGTACGGAATAAAAAAGTTATACAAGTACGTGCACCACATAATGGAGTTCCCGATAAAGATATATCCAATTTTGTTCGTAAATGGGAAAACAAGTTTAGATTAAATGGATGGTAAAAGAACGCAACCCAATAAGGTTTCGTTGTAGGATTGCAACCAATTAAGGTTTCGTTATAAGAAAGTGAGCTAAAACAATGAAAATATATATAGCAGGTAGCTTAACCAATAACCCAAGGTATAAAGAACAGTTTAAAAATGCAGAAAAACAATTACAATCGCTAGGTTTTGATGCAATCAATCCAGTTAAGCCGGAAGGAAACGAATACAAATGGTACATAGACGAAGGGCTGAAGCAACTCATGCAATGCGATGCCATTTATATGATACATGGTTGGGCAGAAAGTGAAGGAGCAATGCTTGAATGGCTATATGCCAAAACGGTTGGATTGAGGATTATTTATGAATAAACACATCTTAGACGTATGTTGTGGAAGTAGAATGTTTTACTTCAATAAAAATAATCCCCTTGTGCACTTCAATGACATCAGAAAATTAGAAGAACCGCTTTGTGATGGAAGGATGCTCAAGATAGAACCAGATACAAAATGGGATTTTAGATGCCTTCCTGTTCCTGAAAATACATATGACATGGTTGTGTTTGATCCACCGCATCTTGTAAAAGTTGGCGATAAATCATGGTTGGCAAAAAAATATGGGAAACTTCCAAAAGAATGGAAGCCATATTTGAAACAAGGTTTTGATGAATGTATGAGAGTGTTAAAACCATACGGAACATTAGTATTCAAATGGAATGAAACGGATATAAAGCAAAAAGAATTATTTGATGCAATAGGTCAAAATCCTATATTTGGTGACAGAGGTAAAGGAAATAAGACATATTGGTTTGTATTTATGAAAGAGAGTGAATAAAAATGAATATTCAAATAAATTGCAAAGATGATGTGACAGAAAATGAATTGCGATATATCTATCATAATTTAGAAAGTATTATCAGCAAATATAAAAATAGCTGGGAGTATAGATCAAACGACAAACCTAAAAAGCATTCATGGCAAAAACCTTTTCAATGGAAATACGAATTAAGTGGTATGGGCGGTATTGGTGCTAGAGTTGGACGCGGATTGGTAGTTACTGGAAGTAAAGACACATTGTATTTTAAATTTAAAGAATTAAACAAAGAAGAACAATGTGGTGTGTGGATATGAGTTCGAGAAAATTAGTAAAGACGAAGCAATGAAAGAGAGTGATGAAGAATGAAAATACATGATTTAAAAATTGAACCTAAACATATGAAAAAGAAAATTATTGGTATCAAACCTTGGGAAATCAGAAAAAATGATCGTGAATTTGAAGTTGGAGATCTGTTGCGATTAAGAGAATGGTGTGATGACAAATATACCGGTGTAGAAATATTACAGACAGTTGATGATGTATTTGCTGATGATACTTATTTACAGCCTGGATATGTGATGTTGTCTGGAAGGTGTTTTAATAAAAACTTAAGAAAGGAATACAAAATATGATCAATCGTGTCATTTTAGTCGGCCGCATGACGAAAGATCCTGTATTACGCAAAACACAATCAGGTGCCAGTGTTACATCCTTTACAGTAGCATGTGATCGCAGAGTGAAAGCAGAAGGACAGCCTACAGCTGATTTTATCAACTGTGTATGTTGGAATAAAGTTGCAGACAACACAGCACAGTACACGCACAAAGGCAGCTTAGTTGGTGTAGAAGGAAGGATACAGACACGCAGCTTTGACGACCAAAGCGGCAAACGAGTATATGTAACGGAAGTGGTTGCGGATGCAGTACAGTTCTTAGAACCTAAAGGAACGAACGGAACAGCTGCTAATACACCAAGTTATGATGCAGGTAATCAAGGCACTGAACATGATGCCAATGAAAGTGATTTTAGATTGCAAGAGGATGATTTACCATTTTAAAGGAGGAAAAGATGAAAATGAAAATAATACAGGTTACAGATGAAGCTATAGTGTTTAGCAATGGCAATAAAATTACATATGATCACGTACAAGAATGTTGTGAATACAACTTTGCTGATTTTAATTCTTTAGAGGATACGCTTGCGATGGAAACTGAATTTGACGAGAACCTTGTATTTGAGGTAGTAAAAGGTTCTGATGATTACAATAAAGGTTCAGGATTCAGATTCGGTAATCCAAATAACATGTTTTTTGTTCCATGTTATTCGGAACAGAATGGATGTTACACTACCGATATTAAGATTTATTATACTAATACTAAAGAGGTATTGAATTTGATGTGCGAAGAAAGGATATATTAGCACAAAGGAGATAGATACAAGGTGAAAAAATATCAAGAAGCATTAGATTGGGGTGAAGAAAATGAATAAATTAGGAACGGCCTGTATGCCATTGGTGAAGAATATTCCAAAGCCTTCGAACAAGCAATGGGTAAAGACAATATGCCCGGTGTGCGGCCATGAATGTTGGGAAACTCCTCAATTAAGATGGGCGAAAAAAGCAGGTATGGTAGATAAAGCTGCATGCACAGAGTGTGCTATTAGCGGAAAGGGAGAAATAAATGAATAAATATCAAGAAGCATTAGATGGTTTAAAAGAAAATATTGAAAATATCACGGGCACGCGAATAGAAACTGATGAAGATTTTTATGGATGGATTGATACCTTGCAAGAATTAGTTGATAAGGAAACACCTAAAAAATACTAGCTAAACACTACGAAAAGGAAGGAGAAAAACCATATATCAAATATGTTTGCCCTAATTGTCGTGATATACAATTATCAAGAGTAACGGAAAAGAACCACCCATATGAAAACATTTGTTGTAACAGATGTGGGCAAGCCATAGATTGGAGTGATGAAGATGAATAAAGAAGAATTATTAAAATCGGTAAATAACTTACAGAATGAATACGATGCTTTTCTCATGATGAACAGATACTCGTGGGGAAATAAAAATTCTCATGCTAAAGAATTTGAAATGTTGTCTAAATTAAAAGATACTAAGGTTAAAAATGCTTTAGCGTGGATACACGATTGTTATGATTGTTATTATAAAGACGAAATCGCAAAAGATGAGAATAATCCATTTAATTACTTAAGAGAGGTAATAGAAAATGCAAAATGACATGATGTTAATACTAATATTTATAATACTTAATATACTTTTTATATTACTTGCATATCTAATAAAAGATAAAGAAGACAGAGAAAAAAACAAAAGATGAAGGTGGTAATAAAATGGTAGGTTATATATTATGCGTGATGCTAGGTTTGATTGTTGGCGCAGTCATAATGGGATGTGCGAGGGGCGGTAGAGATGAAAAACCGCTTGACTATGAATATTGGAAGAAGGTAGGAAATGAAATCACAAACCACAATAAAAATTACCAAAAATGATTATGAAAAGGTTATAGACGATGTTTTAGAAAAATGTATAAATGATGAACTATACAAAGACATCGGTGCGCTAACCATAAAATTAAGTATTGGGGTGGAGTTTGCTAAAAAAATAGAGGATGAATTATTCAAGAAAAAAAAGAAAGAAGGTCAATAATATGGGCATTACCATTTTTATACTTGGAAAGAGTGGTGCAGGAAATGAAAAAGAATTTTAAAAAAATGCAAGAAAATCAATATTTTGAAGTTGTTGGATTGATTGGTATGTACAAGGCTGATCATAGCAATCGTCAAGTAAAAGCATACAGAATAACGAGCGCTGGAAGAATAATCTACGATGGGGTTGTGGAAGGACTTTACGAAAATTTGGAAAATGGATTGTGGAGAATTAAATGAACTGGAGAGAAGAATATCCGCCATTAATTGATGTAGATGAAAGTTTGAAAGACTATGTAAAAGGAGAGTTGAAGAGTTATTATTTATATTTGTATAAATGGCATGAACTAGAAAAAGAATGTATGTCATTAGGGTGCTCTACTGGTGGAAGTATCATACAAATGCCTGATGGATGGTCAGATGGAAAAAGCCCTCAACAACGTTATTCGGATAAACTTTTTGAATTAGAAGAAAAGCAAAAAGAATTTGAACAAAAACTCGATAAAATAGATAGATTAATCAGTGTGTTAAATGGTAAGTATTATGATGTAACAAAAGAATATGTCATGAAACGTCGGTGCAAAAACGCTAAACAGGTGGGTAACGAATTAAAGATAGAAGAAGATACTGTAAAAAAATATGCGGAACGAGCTATTAGTCAAATTTGCTCTAGAAATAGCAATATTTTGTGAAATTGTCCACTACGTGACGTGATTTGACATGCTATAATGGTAATGTGGAAGTTCGGAGGAAAGGCAATAAAACATCGTTCCCCACCACACCATCCCCTTTGCAATTGGTGTTTAGGCACTTCACCGGGCTAACAAAAGCGCCACACAAATAAAAAAAAGGAAATTAAGCATCTATTTAGTTAGGTGCTTTTCTTTTATCTAGAAAGGAATGATAATAATGAAATATATCAAACAAGTAGCAATTATCATATTGCTTTTTTTCTTATGTGGTTGTGGGCATTCAGTATCAGAAGGAATCATAATCGAAAAGCAGCATAAGAAGGCATATACATCGATAATACCAGTAACACACATAGTAGGTAAATCAACTGTAATAACAATGACACCCATCTATCATGAAGAAAGATGGTTAATTAAAATACAGAAATGTGTAAACGATGAATGCAAAGAAAGTGTTTATGATATTGATGAAAAAGAGTTTCAGTTGTTAAACAAAGGTGATTGCTGGAGGTATGAAGAATGAAATGCCCTTGTAGTGACAAGAAATGTATAAACAAAGTGCCATGCAAACATCTGTGTGGCGCTTATTTAATATGGCAGCATTGGTATAGAAATAGGAGGAAGAAATATGGAAGTGAATAGCATTGTCTGTTTGAATTGCCCCAAAAAAAGACCGGGATGCATTAAGGCATGCGAATGGTTAAAGGCATCATGGAGATAAAAATGGAAATTGAATATATACCACTTGAATTTTTGAAGCCTTACGATAAAAACGCAAAAATACATACATCAAAGCAAATACAGGAAATAGCAAACAGTATAGAAAGTTTTGGATTCAATGATCCTATCGGCATATGGCACGATACAATTGTTGAAGGTCACGGAAGATATGAAGCTGCAAAACTTATAGGCATGAAAGAAGTGCCTTGTATTAAGCTTGATCAGTTAACAGATGAACAACGTAAAGCGTATACATTAGTACACAATCAAACTACATTAAGTAGCGGATTCGATTGTGATATTTTGAATGATGAATTGATAAGCATTCAAAATATAGATATGTCAGACTTTGGATTTGACTTATCTTTTCTTGAAGAAGACGAAGAACAAGAAAATAAGGAAAACGAACGCGAAAGAACAAATAAGGCATATAATCTAGAGTTGTTTGATGAAAATGATGCAGCTGGATTCTTTCAAATGCCAATCATTAAAAACGATAATGTAATACCGGATGATCTATTAGGTATGAATTATATGTTATCGAGCGATAATAAAGAAGTTGGTATACACATGTATGTAGATGACTATCAATTTGAAAGATTGTGGAATGATCCTGATAAATATCTTGATGTGATGCGTGAATATCAATGTGTTTTTAGTCCTGATTTTTCGCTGTATATGGATATGCCAATGGCTATGAAGATATGGAATGTATATAGAAGCCGTATGTTAGGAAATTACTGGCAACGTAACGGCATAAAAGTAATACCTACAGTTTCATGGGCTGAAGAAGAAACATTTTCATTCGCATTTGATGGAATACCAGAAGAAAGCATTGTAACTGTATCTACTATTGGAGTAAAACAAAATCCATATGCTTTAAGTGTTTGGAAAGCGGGAATGGATGCAATGATAGAACACATTAAACCGTCAGTAATATTAGTGTATGGTGGTAAGCTTGATTATGATTACGGTGATATCAAAGTAAGATATTATGATAATAAAGTAACTGAAAGAATGAAAGCAACAAAGGAAGTGACTTAATGGGCGGTAGAGGAGCAAGTAGTGGTATTTCTAAAAGTGGCAAGAAGTATGGAACTGAATACAATACATCATATCAATCTGGAAATATAAAGTTTATTAAGCAAAATGAAAGCACATCAATAAACGCTCCAATGGAAACAATGACAAAAGGAAGAGTGTATGTTACGTTAGGTAAAGATAACATGCCAAAGTCAATTACATATTATGATAATGTAGGAAAACGTAACAAACAGATAGATATAGTTGGTAAGCCACATAAGATAAAAGGTAAATACGTTATACCACATACACATAAAGGTTATTTACATTATGAACATGGAACATCAAATCCATCTCCAAAAGAGATAAAGATGATTGGAAGAGTTATCAAAACGTGGCATAATAGAAATAGATAGAGATTAGTTTAAGAAGGAAAACGCAGGTTATACCGAAAGGTTATACTGAGATTCATGTGCAACTCATGAACTCTATCTAATTATCAATAACATGCAATCAATTAAGTTTGGTTGCTTTTTTTATACATAAAAGGAAGTGAAATCATGGGAGGACGTGGAGCAAGTAGCAGCAAATCCATTTCTTATAAAAGCAACAATTCAACAACAAAGAGTTTGCAGAAGCAAATCGAAAATGTTAGTAATAAAATGCGTGAATATGCACAATATGCAACACCCGCTTATACAGGAGCAGATAAACAAAGTAAATCTAAGAAATACTATGATTATCAAAGAAAATACAGAGCATTAAAAAAGGAAATGAATGAAATAGATGATAAGAAAGCGAACAACAAACCAAAATCTACACCAAAGCCAAAACTAAAGGGAAGAAAAGAATGGGAAGTAACATCTCAGACATACGAAAGAGCGCAAAAAAGGCTTAATAAAGATGTTAATCATTGGTTTGGAAGAGGTATGTAAAAAGCTTAAATGTTAAAGGAGTGAGGTGAATGGCCAATGAACAGAACTTAATACCAATGTCTGAGCGAACAAAGAGTGAACAAAGAAAATTGACATCAAAAGGTGGTAAGGCATCGGGAGCTGCTAGACGGCGTAAAAAGACTATGAAGCAGGCTATGAACTTACTCTTATCAATGCCAGTAAGTGATGAAACTAAAAATAAACTAGAAAAGCAGTTTAGTATTGATCCGGAAGATGCTGACAATCAAATGCTACTAATGGTAGCAGCTATGCAAAAGGCTATGAGTGGAAATATCGAAGCAATGAAGTTTATAGCATCTATCACTGGTAACATTGCAATGACAGAAGCAGAACGTGAGAAAACCAAAATTGAGAAGAAGCGTCTTAAACTGGAAGAGCAGCAAGCCAACAAAGAAAATGATACCGGAGAAGACGTTGTGCAATCGAAAATGGACGCTATCACTGGTATTGTGGATCAAATGCAACCGCTAGGAGATGAAGAGGTATGACACAACCAATGTTACTATTATCACCTAAGTTCAAAGATTTCCTTCGTTTAGATACAGAGCGAGAATTTCTAGAGGGTGTGACTGCTTGTGGTAAAACAACAGTTGGCATCTTTAAATTCATGTGTAAGGTTGCAAATAGTGATATAAGGTTTCACGTAATAGCTGGTGCTGATTTAGGCACAGTGGAAAAGAACGTCATAAACGGTGAGCGAATGTTGTTAGATCAGTTTGATGGTGTCGCTGAGTATTATCCATCTGGTAAACGTAAAATCAGACTGCCTCATATTGAATATCAGACAAACAAAGGAATCAAAATCATTTACATATGCGGATATGATAACAAAAAGCGATGGCAAAAGGTTCTAGGTGGTCAGGTAGGATGTGTGTATGTGGATGAGGTAAACATTGCTGATATGGAGTTCCTTCGTGAGATATCGCACCGTTGTGTTTACATGATGACAACATCAAACCCAGACGACCCATCTCTTCCCGTATACGATGAATTTCTTAACAGAGCGAGACCGTTGAAAAGATATCGCAAAGATTATCCGGAAGAACTGCTAGACATGCTCAATCAGCCAGCAGAGAAAGGATGGGTACATTGGTACTTTAACTTTAACGATAATGCGGCACTGTCGCAGGAAGTGATAGAACGTAAGAAAAAAGCAGTGGCACCAGGAACAAAAATGTATAAAAATAAGATACTTGGCTTACGTGGACGTGCCACAGGGCTTGTGTTTCCTAATTTCGACAGAAAAAAGAATGTCATATCAAAAGCCGATGCTAAGAAATATACGTATCGGTATTTTAGCGCAAGCGTGGATACATCTTATTCTGCTAATAGTCCTGATACAATCGCATTGTTGTTTTTGGGTATCACAACATGCGGGAAAGTCATTGTGCTTGATGAAGAAGTTTATAACAATGCTGACTTGAGCATACCATTAGCCCCAAGTGATGTCGTAAAGCGTTTGCTTGATTTCCTCGATAGAAACCGTAAAACATGGGGTTTTGCTAAAAATGTGTTTATAGATAGTGCAGACCAGGCGACATTGACAGAACTGTATAAATACAAACGTACGCATCCATGTATTTATACATTTAATGACGCATGGAAAGAAACGACGATCATTGACCGTATTCACATGCAACAGCAATGGATATATTTTGGTGATTACCTAGTGGTAGAACACTGTATAAATCACATCAGAGAACTGGAGGTATACAGCTGGCAGGAAGATAAGTATGAACCAGAAGATCGAAATGACCACACGATAAATGCTAGCCAGTATGGATGGTTGCCATTTGTGAAGTATATCAAAACACAATAATAGGAAGGAGTGAGGTAATGAAACTAAATGATAAAGCAAAGAACGTGATAAGAGCATGGCTGGACATTACACCGGCACAGAAAAACATCTATTATCTTAATGAAACTTTTAACTTTGAGTCAAATGCAATCAAAAATAGGATATGGATGCGCGGCGATCCAGAGGAACTGGATGAGTTCTATAAACAGCTGCCACGTGATAATTCATACTTTTGGGCAGCTAGTCCACGTATTAAGATACGTAAGATACACTCCGGTTTACCTTCATTGATGGTTCAAGTTCTTACTGATATCGTGATACGCGATCTTAACGGTATTGATGTAGCAAGCCGGCAATTAGATTGGGACGAGATAAGTAAAGATAACAAATTTGACGAGATATTGCGTAAGGCAATTAAAGAAGCACTGTCCATTGGTGATGGTGCTTTTAAAATATCTTTTGATACTAAGTTATCAAAATACCCCATCATTGAGTTTGTGCCTGGTGATAAAGTAGAAATCGTATATGAGAGAGGACGCTTTGTCGAGTGCGTGTTCAAGACTGAATATAAACATGCACAGAAACGTTATGTATTATATGAACACTACGGTAAGGGGTATATAAAGAATGTTTTAACAGAGTGGGGACAAAATGATCCATTGCCATTAGACATGATACCTCAAACCGCTAAACTTATTGACGTTGCCTTCGCCGGCTATAAATTGCCGGATGAAAACGGGGAAAATGAAGTCATGGGTCGCTTTGCGATGGCCATACCGTTTAAAATCAAAGACAGTACTAAATGGGAAAACAGAGGGGAAAGTATCTTTGACAAAAAGACATCATCATTTGATGGTCTTGACGAGATTATTAGTCAATGGGCTGATGCAGTGAGAGCGGCAAGGACAAAGCAATACATTCCTGACGCACTGATTCCTAGAGATCCTGAAACAGGTCAAATGTTACAGTTTAATCAATATGATGACCGTTTCTTGATGGTTGAAGGAAACATGCAGGAAAAAGGCAAAAATCAGATTGATGTGACACAGCCTATCATACCATCGGAAAACTACTTACAATCATATATTTCCTTCCTAGATCTGTGTTTGCAAGGTATTATATCGCCATCGACACTAGGTATTGATACCAAAAAGATGGATAATGCAGAAGCACAGCGAGAAAAAGAAAAGACAACACTGTATACACGGAATATCATCATTGAGGCTATTCAAAAGACCTTACCAACTCTTGTTAATTGTGTGATTAAAGCATACGATGAATATACTAAGCAATCAAGCGGTGATGATGTTGATGTAACCGTAAATTTTGGTGAATATGCGAGTCCGTCATTTGAAGCGACCGTTGAAACAGTGGCAAAAGCAAGACCAGGCAAGGTCATTATGTCTATTGAGGCATCTGTGGACGAAATGTACGGTGATAGCAAAGATGATGGTTGGAAAGCTGAAGAAGTTAAACGATTACGTGTTGAAAATGGTGTGATGGAAACACAAGAGCCAACAATAAATGAATTTGATGAACTTAATGGTGATGTACCAGCTGGGGATGATTATAGGTGAGTAAGAAAGAAAAGGATCCATACTCTTTGAGAGAAATATATAAAGAGATGGAACTAGAATTGATTGCATCCTTACGTAGAAATTTTTTGAAACATAAAATGGAAGAGCACGCAGCTGGGTTTAGCTGGGAAATGTGGCAAAAGGCAAAGCTAAGAAGTATACATCAGTATCAGATGGAAAATAGTAATATCATATACATATTTAAAGCACGTATCAAACAAGCCATAGAGGATGTATTAAACCATTTTTATGATAGAGGGTATAAATCTACCTTAAATATACCAAAGGAAGGCAAAAATACAGCGGCACCGAATCAAAAGCCACCAAAAGAAACACAGTTTTTCGGTACTAACAAGAAAAAGTTGGATGCATTGATTGAAACATCAAAAAAAGACTTTGATAACGCCAATCATGCAGTATATCGTAAGATGGATGATGTGTACCGGCAGACGATATTTAAAACAGAGTTTCAGCTGTCTAGCGGGGCTTTATCATTAGGAAAGGCAATAGACAACACAGTTGAAAAGTTTTTAGAGCAAGGTATTAACTGTATAGGATATAAGGATAAGACCGGGCACATCATACGCTACGTTAATATCGCGGATTATGCTGAAATGGCATTGCGTACAGCGAGCCATAGAGCGACGTTACTTGGCGAAGGTTCAAAGCGTGATGAACTAGGTGTGCATCTTGTGTTTGTATCAGCTCATGCAAACTCTTGTAGGCTATGTTTACCTTGGCAAGGACAAGTGCTCATTGATGATGTATTTAGTCATCCTAGCGACAAGTATATAGCAAAATACAAGAATAAGTATAAGTTGCTGTCTGATGCTATTAAAGCAGGGCTATTGCACCCCAATTGTAGGCATACGCTAGCAACTTATTTTGAAGGTATTACACCTCTTCCACAACCACAAGATGATAAAAAAGCCTTAGAAAATTACAACAATGAGCAACATCAACGTCAGTTAGAGCGTGAGATACGAAAACGTAAGCGTATCCTCGAAGGTACCGTTGATGAAAGCAATAGAAAAAAAGCAAGAGCAAGATTAAGACTTGCACAAAAAGAAATGCGTGACTTCTTAAATAAACATCCTGAATTTAAGCGTCAAAGTAGACGTGAAAAAATTTATGGTACAGATAGTAAGATATCATCTAAACTACAAAATTTTGACGAATCCTCGTTGAAAGGTGCAGATGAACGTACTATACTAGAAGTAGATAAAGTGTTGTCAAAGATTTATGAAGATTACCCCCATATGAAAGGTGTTGTCAGCGAAGTAAGGTTAGTTGAAAAAGGTACCGCAGTTGCTGAATTAGACATCAACAGCCAAGGCATAAAAATAACTCTAGGCATCAATAAAAACCTTACACCAGAAAATGCATCTACCTTGACAAAAAAGATGTACAGTCAATATAAATGGACCAAGAAGCCTGGCATAGAGGGAATAGTCAGACATGAGATGGGGCATGTACTGAACTATGATTATTATGTACAGAAGAATCATCTTGAGTATGGCAAACCATATGGTGATATGCCTTTGCAAAAACTTATAGATGACCTTGAGAAAAATGAACTTGCAACAGAGCTTAGAAAAGAAACATTGAAAAGATTAGGCGTTGCAGATACGGATGAAAATGTTGCAAGATATTTTAGCTCATATGCCAAAAACAAATCTATGACGAATAATGGGGAGTTTTTTGCAGAAGCGTTTTCTGATTACTCAGATACTCAGGCTAAATTTATATTTATGGAATTATTGAAAGAGAGGTTGAAATAATATGCTTTTTTCACCACCTTTAGAAATCATTGATTTGATTGAGGATGTTTATGATAATGATGGTAATTTTATCAGAGAAAAAATATCAGAAAACGCAACGCCGGAACAGAAAAAAATCTTTGAGATGTACCAAAAGGAACGTGAAAAATCATTAAGAACATCTTTTAAGGTGGATTTAAGTGACAGAACTTATAATCCGGTTGATGGATGGAAAATGAAGTAGCACTCATAATGGGTGCTTTTTTGATGGAGGTTTTATGAAAGAAGCAAATAGGGAACAACAGAAGATCATGAGAGAACTGGACCATAAGATTGACGAATACTATAAAACTCACGATGAAGAAAGCGAAGATCTATACCGCATGCAAGCACACTACCACAAGAAAATAAAAGAAGCTGGTAAAAATCATGTGCAAACATAGCTATTTTGAGACAGTGGAAGATCAGTATTATGATAAAAGATTGATGTGCAGGACGTTGAAAATAAAACGTGCCTGCATTTTTTGTGGGAAAACAGAAAGCGAGGTGGTTTATGTGAAAGACCCGCCAAAGCGGAAATTACCATACTTTGGACCTCATTTTAGGTAAGTCCAACCATGATATGACTTTAAACTATGCATGTCCGAGAGGATAGGGGAGCACACCCGAATAAACAGGAGGAAATAAAAATGAATGAAAATTTAAGATATCCGCTAGACATCCAACTTTTTGCGGAAGGCGGAAGTGGCGGAGAAGGCGGCAATACCGGTACACAAGCAGGAGCGCAAGTGACAGCCACGCAACAGATTGATTACGACAAACTCGCGGAAGTTGTTTCAAAACGTTCGACAGGCACGGAAGATAAAGTTCTTCAAGGGTACTTTAAAGATCAAGGATTGAGCCCTGAGCAAGCAAAAGAAGCAATCAATCAGTACAAACAGGCACAGGCGGCAAAACAGCAAGAAGAGGCACAGCGTATCCAAACCATGCAACAAGAAAATGCACAGCTGAAAGCGCAGATTCTCAATTCACAGATTGACGCTAAGGTTACTGAATTGGCAGGTACGCTTGGTGTACAGGCGGAAAAGGTGCCATTCTTGAGCAAACTTGTAGACCGGTCAAAAGCAACAAAAGAAGATGGTGCGCTAAATGATGACAACATTAAGGAAGCCATCGAAACAGTATTAAAGGCATTCCCTGATTTCAAATCGACTTCACAGGTTGGAGGATTCCAGCAGATTGGTGGAGGAAATCAGGGCGGTGAAAGCGGAAATGGCGTCGATGATCAGTTAAACAACATTTTCGGAGTAAAGAAAAAATAAGGAGGACCATATAAATGGCAGAATTAAATTATGTAACACAGTTTTGGCCACGTATTATTGAGATGTACGGGCATTTATTGATGTCAAATGAATTGTATAACACAAATCAGGATATTAAGATTATTAACACAAAAGATATTCGGTTACCTAAAATCACAGTATCCGGATACAAAGATCACAACCGTAAATCTTTATCATTCAATACTGGTTCTTATGGTAACGATTTTGAGACTAAAACGCTTGATCATGACCGTGACATTGAGTTTGCGATTGATCCTATGGATGTTGATGAAACTAATCAAATTATTTCATTGGCAAATGTTCAAGCACGTTTTGAAAAAACGCAGGCAATTCCTGAATTGGACTGTTATACTTTCTCTAAGTTATACACAGAGGCAAAACGTGTCGGTGCTAAAATCAATAACACAGCAATCACGACTGCAAATATTCTTTCTGACTTCGATGAAAATATTGAAGCCATGGAAGAATCAGGTGTACCTTTAGAGAGAGTTATCATGTATTGTACACCTGCATTTAAAACTAAACTGAAAAACGCAGAAGGCATCCAGCGTACCTTGGAGGTATCTGGTGGTGCGAAGAATATTGACCGTCGTGTGCGCTCATTGGATGATATCAGCACTATTAAGTCTGTGCCGGCAAGCCGCCTAAAGACCGCTTTTGACTTCACTGAGGGGTTTCAGGTAGCATCTGCTGGAAAGCAAATCAATTATATTATGATTGATCCTGAGGCGCAGGTATCTCGCGTCAAATACTCTTATATCAAGGCGTTTACACCAGGACATGACAGTCGCTGCGCAGATAAATATCTGTACCAGAATCGCCGTTTTAACGGTACGTTTGCTTTGTTAGATGATTTATTGAAACAGGGCTGTATCATCAATGCAGAAGCGGAGGGATAAGCATGAAGGCGTTAAAAGACAATAAAGAGTACACCATTGCCGAAGAGCAGAAGAAAGCATATCTTGAGGAAGGTTATGACATCTACGGGGATGATGGAAAGTTGCTGGAATACTCTCCGAAAAAGAAAATCGAGTACAACAAATATGCTGCTTTGGAGAAAGAAAATCAGCAGTTAAAGAAAAGAATCAAGGAGTATGAAAAGGAACAAAAGAAAGCAGGTGAATAGCATGTACGCTACACCTGAATACTACACCGCTGATTACGGCGGTACCCTCATATCACAAGACGATTTACCAAAGGCCTTAGAAGATGCAGAGTACAGCATCGACCACCTTTGTTTTGGCCGCATCAAGGGCAAAGGGTTTGATAACCTATCTCCCTATCAGCAAGAGCTCATACGCCGTGCTGTCTGCCTGCAGGCTGATTATATCAAGCAGTATGGCCCATATATCAATAGTCCGCTAAAAGGCTATAGCGCAGGCAGTACAAAAGTCGAGATGGCCAATGTAACTTACGGCGGTATCAGCACTACGCAAGAGATAATCAATCTCTTAGAGGATACAGGACTCAGATGCCTGGTGTTGTAATTGCTAGCCCTTTCCCGTTTCCTGACCACGAGGCAACTGCTTATGTTGTTGTTTATCAAGAGCAGGACACAGAGGACCAGGGACCTATACCAATTGTGTTATATGACGGATTGGCAATCTACGACGAAAAGTCAAAGATTGTATACGGCAAAGACAGTAAGCAGATATCCCTCAGTGGTATGCTTATCATACATGGCGATGTACAGGCTCTGGATGGCAAGATAGCTTTCCAGGGCTTTGTACAAATCGGCAAAGAAAAGAAGCAGATATACGCTGTGCGAAAGCCAAAGCTGCTAGGTGTTATCTACAGCACGGAGGTTGATTTGTTATGAGAGTTAAAAGCGTAAAAGTTAAAATCAATCGGGAGGCGATGGCACAGCTTGACAAAGCAAAAAAGCGAGCCCTCGTGCTCACGGCACATGCGATGCTGTCAGATATTGTATCTCGGGGTGTAGCGCCAAAAGACATTGGAGAGCTAGAACGTAGCGGTTTTGTGGATGATGGGCATATTGATACAGAGCTAGTATCAAGTATTGTATTTGACACACCATATGCGCGCCGATGGTACTTTAACTTAGATGACGCTACGCTTCAGCGTACTAAAAACCCGAACGCACAGGATCACTGGATGGACTTCTATCTGGATGGAGAGGGATTACAGTGGGTACAAAAAACATTTGCTGAGTTTTTAAAGCAAGAAAGTGGAGGGCTTATCACATGATGACTTTAAAAGACGTCAAGGATTGGCTCAAAACGCAGGTCTCAGCGGATGCATGGAAGATAGGTACTTATGATGTGTCTAAGGATAAAACGGTCTGTGTGCGCAATCTAACGAGCAACCGCAGTATGTTAGCTATAGGCGGCCTGCAAAACACCACGACAGCTGTCAAGGGAATATCTATCGTAGTGCACTGGAATAAAAACCCTGATGAAACTGAGCGTGTAGCGCAAAGCATACATGCTCTTTTTTACGGGAAGCAGCCGGTTATTGGTGATTATCGGGCTATAAAATGTGATATGAGAAGTGACGAACCCATAAGCGTTGGAATGGACGCGAGTGGGATATACGAATATGTGATTGAAATATGGCTCACATATGAGCGAAAGGAGTAATTTATGGCAAAAGTAAAAAGTGGGGTTTTTCCGGTTTTTGACCTGGAGTTCAAAATCGGCACAAAGGGCAAGGATTCGACAGAGCAAGATATGGTGGCTATTAAAGATATGGAGTCTTTTTCTTTATCTATTGAGGGAAACACATCTAAGTGGAACCCTATGGACATGAAAGGGTGGGGACGTGCCTTAATGACTGGTAAGAGCATGACAGTGTCACTTAAGGGTAAACGTAATGTGGGCGACCCAGGCAATGATTATGTGGCGTCTGTGGCCTTTAAAGATGGTCTTAACTGCTCATCTAAGGCCGCTGTAGAGTTCCCAGATGGTAGTAAATTGGCGTTTGACTGCGTGTTAGACATCAAATCGTTTTTGGGTGGCGAATCACAGGATGTCGCACCGTTAGAGTTTGATATGATCGTGGATGGCAAGCCTGAATTTACTGAGGCTCCAGCACCAGCGGCATAGGAGGTAAGTTATGGCAAGAGAGTATAACATCGTCGAACGCCTGAAAAGACGTAATGAAAAACCAACAGTGATATTGGATGAAGAACATAAATATCCAATCAATACGAAAAAGACAAACGTCTTGTGTATGATGGCCTATATCCGGAAAACAGAAAAAAGAGGGAAGGAAGAATCAGATCCAGTAAAAGACATGGAAATGATGGACCATATCATAAAGATGGGACTCGGCGAAGAAGCAGCTGCTTACATCGCTGAACAAGATTACACATTTGCTGTTATGCAGGATATCATTGATGTAATCATGGCAGCAATTGGCGATGAAGAAACGAGTTTTGAAAAAGAGGAAAAAGAAGAAAAAAAGTAGCTGATCATTGGTATGATATCTTTGATGATTGGGATTTAATAGAGGCATCGTTTGCTATGCAGTATCCTCAAAAAGATTTGTATGCTACTGGCGATGATGATATGGAGTGGCGAGAGTTTATCACTTTGCTGTCTGGTATCATGCCGGAAACACCTCTTGGTCAGATTATCAAGATACGCGCGGAAGACGATGATGACATATTAGAACATTTTACATCAGAACAGCACCGCATACGTAATGAGTGGCGAAACCGTCAGTTACAAGAAACAATGAAACAAATGAGCAAAGAAGAAGTTATGATGCAAATGAAGGCTATGTTTAAGTCTATGGCATCATAACTTCTTTTTGTATTAGAAAGGCAGGTGACTATATGGGAGCAACCAGTGCAGGATCAATCCAAATGGATCTAGAGGTTAAGTCTGATTTGGATGAAGACATACAGGCTGAGGCAAGAAAGCTAGCTGATAGGATACGTAAACAAGTAGACTCCATGAGTGGAGATATGTTTAAAAACTTGCGGCAGAGTCTTGTTGCTAGTTTAGATAAGATGACTGAGGCAGTTAAGTCTTGTCTTGACCGTACTAAATTAGAGATGAGAGCGTTTGTTGAGCAGATGGCTAGCATGGTCAAGCAAATGTCCGGTGTACAGATGCCTTATCAACGAGCCGAGGACCAGTCAGTACCTAAAGCAGCAACAGCTAAGAGCAATCCAGTAAGAGGACCGCCCTCTTTAAGTGTGAGAAAGCCTAAGATTAAGTTTGATCCCCAATTCGACACGGAAATATTTAAACAAAAATACATGGAACTTGAAGAAATGATGGACATGTATGATAATCAAATCTTAGCGAAACAAGCGGAACGTAAGAAAGTTTTAGAAACATTTACCCCTAACATGAACGCAACAGCCGAAGAAACACTAAATAAACAAGTGATGGCTTTAGATATGCAAATCACAAAATTACAAGATGCAGCTGAACGCACTAACATAACATTAAGTGCTATGGATAGACAAATGGCAACAACGTCAATGTCATCAGTACAAGCTAGTGGAAGATTTGCTAAATTTAAGAGCGTTTTATTAGGATTTGCGATTGGTGGATCCACAGGATCAATGAAAAGACTTAATTCAGTTATAGGGAGCCTTGGAAGCAAGTTTATGACATCGACGCGAGCCGGAAGCAAATTAAGCGGTGTTATTAATAAGTTTCCTATATCATCTTCGTTGGCAACTGCAGGTTTAAAAAGGTTAAGCAGTTCTATGTTGTCACTAGCAAGCCAAGGGATTTATAAATTAGGTCAAGGGTTAAAGAATGCAGGAAAACATTTAGTGTCATTTACAGCTAAATTGTTAGGACTTAATTCATCATCTAAAAAGGCATCGTCAGGTATAGGACATGCAAGCATGGGAATTGGCAGACTAATTAAATCGTTCACAATATTCTCATTGATATTTCCACTAGTTTCTAGAGGGATTATGGCGCTAGGACAAAACCTCGGTGCTACATTGATGACAAATACCGCATTTGCAAATAGTCTTAATCAGATAAGATCTAACTTGGCTACAGCATTTACACCTATCTTTAATGCTATCATGCCTGCTTTAAATGCTCTTATGTCTGCTTTGTCAACCATCACAGGGTATATCGCTGCCTTTATATCGTCATTATTTGGTAAATCATATGACTCCACAAAACAGGCCACTGCTGGTATTTATGCCGCAAAAGATGCAATGGGCGCTTATGGGTCATCGGCAGACAAAGCATCCAAGGCAACCGAAAAAGCACGCAGATCCTTAATGGGGTTTGATGAGATAAACAAACTTGATGATAAAGATAGCGCATCAGGGGGCGACGGCGGCGGAAGTAGTAAAGCGCCTGTCTATACACCGACTGATCCTAACCAAAATGTTGTTAACAAGTGGGTAAAAAAACTTAAAGACTTATGGTCAAAAGGTGATTATGCTGGCATCGGAAAGGTCATCGGCCAACAGGTCAACAAGGCTGTAACATCATTTACAAAATGGATATCCTGGGATAACGTCGGCACTCAGATTACTGCTTTTATGACAGGATTTTGTGAGTTGTTCAATAGTTTGGTAAAAACCATCAACTGGAAAAATATCGGTAAAATGTTTGGTACAGGTATCAATACTATTGCAAAAACAATACAACTGTTAATGGAAGGCGTCAACTGGGGAAATATCGGTAAAGCTATAGCACTTGGACTAAATGGCCTTGTACATGAAGTAGACTGGGATAACCTTGGGCGCACTATTGGAGCATATTTCCAGGCGCGTATTAATGCTTTGTATGGTTTTGTTACAACAGCTAACTGGGAAGGTACTGGGTCCGCATTGGCCAATGGTGTAATGGGCTTAGTTAATAAAATAAATTGGGTGACCCTTGGGAAGACGTTAGGTACTGGTTTGTCTGGGTTAATAACAACAATCAATAACATTATTACTGGTATTGATTGGGTATCTATAGGTACTAAGTTTGGTAACGGACTTAATAGTTTTCTGCGTAGCGTAAAATGGGCCAATGCAGGCAAAACATTAAGCAACGGTTTAAATAGCGCACTTAAGCTATTGATCACAACGATAGCTACATTTGACTGGGTTAAACTAGGGCAAAGCATTGCTGACTTTTTGTGTAACATTAACTGGATAGGGCTATTAGCTAAGCTAGCGCTTATTATCGGCCAAGCCATAGTTGGATTGACCAAAACGATATTAGGATTTGTAGCACAACTTGCAAAAAATATCGGCGAAGGATTTTTCAATGGTCTAAAAGAATTTTTTAGCAATCCGATAGACTGGATAAAAACAAATATCGTTGATCCGTTTATCAATGGAATAAAAGATTTATTTGGTATTCACAGCCCATCAACGGTTATGGTTGAAATCGGTGGTTATTTGATACAAGGCTTGCTCAATGGCATAAAATCAGCAGTTACAGGTCTAATTGGTTTAATACCTAGCATATTTGGCGGCATCGGTAAAGCCATTGGTGGCATATGGGATGGCATTAAAACCACAGCTGGGAAAGCGTGGAAAGGCATCACAACTACGATTAGCAGTACATGGAACGGTCTAAAAACTAAGGCTGGCGAAGTTTGGGGAGATATCAAAAAAGGCATAAGTGATAAATGGGACGACCTTAAAGAAGGTGCAGGTAAAACATGGGAAGGGATTAAGTCAACGGTTTGTGAAAAACTAGGCCTCACCAAAGAAGGGGTAGCAGCTGATACCAAAACTATGTTTAATACGATGTCATCTATTGGAGATGATATTAAAAATGTTGTAGGCAATAAGTCTAAATCTACTGCTGATAAATTTGGTGAAAACATGAAAGCAATGAAGACAAGTGCTAAAAACGTTGATATTAAGTCAGCCGTTAAGTCATCGATCGATAAAGCACTAAATTGGATAGGTGACAGTGCTAAAAAAACAGCAGAAAGCCGTGGTAAGAGCATGATGTTAGGCATGTCAAATGGTACAAAAAAGGTTAGTATCAAATCAGCCGTAGAAACAACTGTGAATAAAGCAACATCATGGCTCAAGGGGCTCAAAAATTTATCTCCAACATGGGGTAAGGACATGATGTCCGGAATGTCTGAGGGGATGCGTAATGCTACCTATTTAGTGTCAAATGCAGCGAGCAATGCAGCAAACATCATATCACAGTGGTTACACTTCTCCCGCCCAGACGTTGGGCCGTTACGTGAGTATGAGAAGTGGATGCCGGATATGATGCAAGGGCTATCCAGTACTCTGGAATCAAGCACGCCTACCTTTATCAATAGAGTAAAAACTCTTGCTACATCTATGTCTAGTGCTATGCAGGCATCTTTACAAGAGCCTACGATAGCGTTTGCTGGAGAGCAGTCATTGAACGTTCAGCACGAATGGAAGGAAGAACATCAAAGTAAAGAAGCATCGTTGAAAGATGTGATTGATGAAATCAAAAACTTGAAACAGAAGTTTGACGAAATTAAGCAGGCTGTAGAAAACAAGGACACGGATGTTTATATGGATAGTGAGAAAGTAACAAAAAAAGTAGTTGATAACGTAAACAAGGACACACGTAAAAACGGTAAGTGTCCTATCGACATGTAGGAGGTGCAGACATGGCAATATTGACAGCAAACGGTGTGGCTTTGTCTGCACCTGTATCTATTAAGACAGACGACGAAATCATTTGGTCCAGCAATACCGGACGAGTGGCCAACGGTGACATGGAAGGTGATGTTGTCAAAGAAAAGAAGACATTAACCATCGAGTGGGGGTTACTCCAGGAGCCGGAAATGGAGAAAATCAAAAACAATGTAATTGCTGGATATTTTCCGTTGATTTTTAATGGTGGAGGCGGTGCAGGTTTTACTATCGAGTCTTATCGCGGAACACTGAGTGCAGAACATATAGGAGAATTAGACGATGGAATCTATTGGTATAGAAAAGCAACCGTAAAAGTAGTACAAAAATAGGAGGAAACTTATGAAATTAAAAAATAAACAAATTTTAGAAGCACAGCAGGCACTAGGCAAATTATTAAATACCAACTTGCCTGTCAAGCAGGCTTATCATATTAAAAAAACATTAGCATCTATCAAAAAACAGATTATGTTTATTGATGAGCAACGCAAAGATATGATCAAAAAGTATGGTGTGGAAAAAGAAGATGGTAACTTTGAAATTCCTGTTGATGAAAAAGAAAAACGCGAAAATTTTTTTACTGAATACGAGAGTTTGCTTGAAATTGAAGAGGAAATTGATGTTCGTAAGTTGACATTGGATGACTTAGAACGTGTAGAACTAACGGCGAATGAAATCGAAACAATCGAATTTATGATTGAAGTATCTGAGTAAACATAGGGAGGTGGTAAGATGATAACCACATCCGATAAATACAAGACAGCTGTAAATAAATCTGGTAGACACTTCAGGTGTAAGATAGACATAGGTGGTATTACATACACCGGTATTAAAGGATTAAAAATAAAAGGTGGTACAAACTCTAGTGATGAGATTACGTTTGGAGATACAGTATCATCTTTCATGGAATTTACCCTTACTGACGTACCTAAAAACACACTTCTCAAAGGTAAGAAAGCCATCCTCTACATCGGTCTTGATCTTATTGATGGCACTACTGAGTGGATAAAAAAAGGTGTTTATCACCTCGAAAAACCTATTAAAACAGGTGAGTATATAAAAATCACCGCATATGACAATTTTAGCCTTTGCAACAAAGGCTTTTTTACCGACCTAAAAGGTAACCAAAAAATTAAGACAATTTTGGATGATCTGTGCAAAAAAATCGGTATTACGTTTGCTGGTGGTGCTGATGATGTATCTTATAATGTAGATAAGTTAAAAGGTATGACCATGCGTGAGGCAGTCGGTGTATTGGCTGCATACTGTGGCAAAAATGCCATCATGGATAGTAATGGTAACTTAAAATTTGTTTGGTACACTGATACTAAAATATCTATATCACCATCGCGTTATGCCGATCCACTAGAAACGGCCGAGGATGATACATATATAAACCGTTTAGATTGCGCTATTGAAAACGAAAAATCTTTATCTGCAGGTACTGGGATAGGCATATACTTTAGCTGTCCCGGCATGACACAAACAAGGCTTAATACTCTATACGATCGTATCAAAGGTTTTACGTATCGTGCATTGACACTTGATTTTAAAATGGCACGTCCAGATATAGAAGCTGGTGATTTGATTAAGGTTGTTGACAAGGACGGTACCGTGTACAACGTACCTCTAATGGAATATGAATTTAACTGTGATGGTGGGTATTATGGATCTGTAATATCAAAAGGAAAATCAGAAGAAGAACAGGAAAATGAATACAAAGGTCCATTGCAGACAAAGGTGGAACGCACCTACAGTGATCTAATCAGTACAAAGCAGTTATTGGCAGACAAAATCACAGCGTATGAAGGCGAGTTTGAAATCATAAACACTAATTACTTAGAGGTTAATAAAAAGTTCACGGCGATGGAAGCTGAAATTGAAAATCTGGACGTCACAGAGCTTACTGCAAAAGTAGCCAAAATCGAAACATCCTACGTATCCAAAGAGTACGTACAAGAGCTATATGCTACTAAAGCAGAGGTGCATGTACTGGATGTAGATCTAGAGCGCGTCAACACTCTACTTGCAGGCAGTGTAACAGCAGGTAGCACACAGACAATCGTATTAAACGCTGACAACACAACGATATCCAACGCATTGATAAAATCAGCCATGATTGATAGCGTAGCAGCTGACAAGGTCACAGCTGGCACCATTGATGCTAGTAGAATCCATTTTAAGTCACAGTCGGGGCGGTTGGATATTTTTGGCGAGACGCTACAAGTTAGGGATGCCGATCGGGTAAGGGTACAGATAGGTAAGGACGGTACAGGTGATTATGCCTTATCTCAATGGGACGCCGATGGCAATCTTATGTGGGACAGCCGTGGCGCTAAAGCTGCAGCTATTAAGGATAAGATAATCGTTAATGATATGGTATCTGACAATGCCGGAATAGATGGCAAAAAGATAAACATCACGTCGTTGGTCAAGGAGATAAATGATGGGTCTGAGGTAATCACATCCAATCACATATTATATGATGGTAAATCATTAGATATTGTCTTTGACACCATATCAACAAAAATAGATCATCTAAAAATTGGTGGAAAAAACTTATTATTATATAGTGATGAAAAAGTAACAAATGATCAATATTTGATAAAGACTTATACCATGACAGAAAAGATGACATCTGGCGAAGTTTACGCTATCAGAATTTGGGGTAAATTGGGTGAAAATAAAAGCTATTTTACTGCATATCTTGATGGTGGTAATACGCAGTTAGCCATACTGACAAAACAAAACGATGGCACTTATGCGGCTACTTTTGATGGTATTGAAGGTAATCTTGCGAACAGTATTATCTATATATATGTATATGATGGTAATGTTGTAAGTACTAGCACTATTGAAAAAATAAAACTTGAAAAGGGCAACAAATATACAGATTGTACACCTGCTCCTGAGGATATCAACAATACTATTAGTGGAGTTGACACAAAAGTAACTGCTGTGACAGAAACTGTTAAATCTCACAGTACTCAGTTAACTGCACAAGACGGTAAGATTGCTACTTTAATAACAGATACAACGCAAGTCAAAAAAGATATTATAGCCACACAAGGTGAAGTTACAGCCGCCAAAGGAAGCATTACAACACTACAAACTAACTATAGTGCGTTAGATCAATCTGTCAAAGGGTTGAGTAGCACAGTAGCTAGTCACACATCAAGTATTACGGATTTTGGTACTAAAATAACAGCAGTTACCGACAAAGCAACAAAGCTAGAACTGTCTTTGGATGGTTTTAAAACAACCGTCAGTGATACTTATGCAACAAAAACACAGGTAACAGCTGTTGATGAAAAATTTGATAACTATAGCACTACTGCAACCATGAATAGTGCTATAAACCAGAAAGCTGGTGAGATAAGTGCGACTATATCAAAAGTTGAAACAACAGCCAATAGCACAAGCAGTAAATTAACTGAGCTTATTGCGACAGTTGATGGTATCAATGTTACAGTAGCAAAAAAGACAGATAAAGGGACTATTATCTCTACGATTAATCAGTCGGCAGAAACAGTAAAAATACAAGCTAATAGACTTGATTTAATAGGTAAAGTTACCATTGGTATGTTAGATATAAATACACAATCTATCATCAATGGTGTAAAAAAATGGAGTTATAACAATGATATTACATATATTGATGGCGGAAAAATTTATACAGGTACTATAAATGCAGCACAAATTGCCGCCAATGCAGTAACAGCAAGTAAGATCAATGTTAGCTCACTGTCTGCTATTACCGCAAATTTGGGCACGGTAACTGCGGGAAGCTTAACGTCAAAAACCGTTATCAACGTTACAACAGATTTAACCATCGGTAACAATATCTACATCAATCAAAATACCAAGGGTACAAAGTACATAAAGTTTACGGCAGACAATTGGATAAGATCATGGGTATCGTCCGAATGGGAATATATCATAATGGAATCAAGTGGTGTATCATCCATTGGAGCTACAGGTGCCACGAAATCAGCGTCAGTCAATGCGTTGGTGGTGACGGGTAAAAGTGAAGTGCAAATAAATGGCACAGACAGGATATCTATTAATAGCAATTTCACGGAAGTGAGCTCGGGACTATACATGCTTAATGGCGGAATACATTTTAATGCAAATAATAAAAGCGTATATGCTTATGCAACCAACGGGAAAGAATATACACAATTAACATTGCTTAATGGTGATGATAATTGCGTACTTGGATATGGCACTTATGCTAACAATATTGGTAATCTTAATCTCTATGGTTACAATATAAACCTTACATCCAAAACAGCAATTAAAGGTAATAAAGCGTATACCAATACCTCGGATAAACGTCTCAAATATGATATTAGAAATATTGCAGATGAATTAGTTGCGGTGTGGTATGAAATTATGCCTAAACAATTTAGGTGGCGAGAGATAAATGGTGATGATGGTAAGGTGCATTTTGGTATCATTGCACAAGATTTGATACGTGCCATGGAAAAACATGGACTTGATTATCGTGATTATGGTTTTATCAGCAAGTTTACTTTAGGTGAAAACAGTACCGAAGAATATTTAGCAGTAACATATGACTACTATAATATGCTGACAAGCATGGCTTTAAGGAAAAATATGATTGATCAAAAAAATATATACGAAAAGTATAATAGACGTCTTGAAACACTTGAAAAACAGCTTGATGATGAAAGACAGCTTAGAATTAAAGCTGAACAGAAATTGAATGCCATTATAAGTGGCGAAATTAGAGTACTTTCTAGGACGGTATAAAGCCATCCTTTTGCCATTACAAAAGGAGAGTGATTAAAATGGCTATGATTACAAACGCAGAAACAACAGAAATCGTAATGACTAATACAATAAAACTGGAAGGTAAAGTGATTAGGGTGCAGACATATAAGATTAATAGCGATAATCCAGATAATTACAGTGAAGAAAAGCGTTTTGATTACGGGACTACAGCAGATGACAAGGCAGTATATATGACAAACAAAGAAGATTTCCGCCAAGCAGAAAGCGCTTTTGAAGATAAGGTTTTTGCTAAAATTGCAGAACTTAAACTACAGAAATCTAAGTAGGAGGTGATCCTTAAATCTCGTTTCTAAGGGTGTACGATAACACCCTTTTAATTATGCTAAGAAAGCAGGAAAGAGTGAGGTTATGAAACATATGGATAAAGTATTCAACTCTGCCGTAGCTGTTATAGCTACGGCATTCACATTTTTATTTGGTGATTGGGATATAGCTATTATCGTATTGATTGGATTTATGGTGTTAGATTATGTTACGGGGGTATTGGTCGCTTATATCAATAAAAAGATATCAAGTGAGATTGGTCTAAAAGGACTAACAAAGAAATTTATGATTATTTTAATTTTAATTGGAGCAGTCATGCTTGATCGTCTGATGAATAACGGTACCTGGATGTTTAGAACATTGGTGTGTTATTTCTATATAGCGAATGAAGGCATTAGCTTGTTAGAAAATGCCGGAAATTTAGGACTACCTATTCCTAACAGATTAAAGAATGCTTTGGAACAGTTAAGAGAAAAAGAAAGCGAGGAATAATGTATGAAGATAAATGTACATGGTGGCCACAATAAACTCACACCAGGAGCATACAGTTTACTTGATGAACTGACAGAGGACCGAAAGGTCAAAGACAAGGTAATTAAATCACTTAAATCAGAAGGACATACAGTATACGATTGCACTGATGATAAAGGTAAGAATGAGGATGCTAATCTTGTGAATATTGTTGAAAAATGCAATGCACATAAGGTTGATATTGATGTATCCATTCATCTTAATTGCGGGCGTAATGATAAGAAAGGTGATGGAGATACTGGTGGTGTTGAGGTATATGTGTATGACAAATCAAAAAACTCTCCAGTAGCATCTGCTGAACGTGTTGCGGCTAATATATCAAAGGCTCTTGGTATTCGTAATCGTGGAGTAAAAGTCAACCCTAATCTTTATGTATTAAGATGCACAAATGCGCCGGCGATGCTGATCGAGTGCTGCTTTGTTGACGACAAGGACGACGCAAAATATTGGGATGCAGATAAATGTGCTAGAGCAATCGCAGAGGGTATTATGGGCAAAAAAATCGAAGAAAAGAAAGCGTCTAACATCAAGGCTGTTGTGGAGTATATGACGGAAAAAGGTGTAAAATGCTACATGAATGTTTATGCTAAGGACAAGCTTACTAAATGTAGCGGTCATGGGCGATATAATCAAACACTAACTATCGGTACAGATGGCGCACGCAATTGCTTTTTAAGCTGTAAAGACGGACAAGCGTGTGGAAAGAGCCACTGCAAAAAAAAGAAAGGCACGGTGTGCCACGTACGCAATGTAAAAGACCTAAAATAA